CGTGATGCTGCCCAGGATCGTGCTGATGTGGAGCTGGGGCTTCTGTCTATGTCAGAGCTTTATGCCCAGCGAGGCCTGGATCTGCGCACAGAAATGGTGAAGCGAGCAAAGGATTTTAAATTTATCAAAGAGCTGGCTGATGCTGAAGGCTTGCCCCTGTGGATGCTTTACAAGCCAGGCTTTAATTGGCTGCAGCAAGGCCAGGGAAAGCCCACTGCCTCTGAAGTGCAGATGGCTCAATCTGGTGTGTCTATGGATGAGCCAGCCTCTCTGGAGGAAACAGACAATCAGCCCAATTCTTAATTACCTATGCGCTCCCTTATCAAAGCTATCAATGGGCAAAAGCCTTTCCTGGTGGATTACCAGGTGGCTCAGCTTCACCTGGCCATTGTCCAAAAGCAGGGCTTCACAGATCTGCTGGCCAAGTTTTTTGGTGATGCTCCAAAGCCTTACCAGGTGGGCAGCACATTCATCATCCCCATCCAGGGTATGATTGGCAAGGGGCTTAGTCCCTTGGAAGCCATTGGATCTACAGATGTGGAAACAGTGGATGATTGGATTGACCAGGCAATGGCCTCTGATGCCAAGCGCATCCTGTTCAATATCAATTCTGATGGTGGCACGATTGATGGGGTGGAGGAGCTGGCCAATAAAATCAGGGGGCTTGGTAAGGAAACAATTGCTTTCACTTCTGGCTCTATGAATTCAGCTGCCTATTGGATTGGCAGTGCTGCATCCAGGGTGGTGGCCAGCCCTTCTGCTTCAGTGGGATCTGTGGGTGTCTATGCTGTGGTGACTGATGTATCTGAGCAGGCCAAGCAGCTGGGCATCAATGTGCGCATCTATCGATCTGATGAGCTTAAGGGGATTGGAGTGCCTGGCCTTCCCATCACTGAAGCCCAGGATACCTATCTGCAGAAATCTGTGATGGATGCTGCCAATACATTTAAGGCCAATGTGAAGATGAAGCGCACAATGGTTAATGATGCTGATCTGAATGGGGGCACAATGTCTGGCAAAGAAGCTGCGGCCAAGGGCTTGGTGACAGGTCTGGCTGACAGCCTGAAGATCCTGCTGGGGCAGCTGGAAGGCACAGCCACCCAGGGTATCCAGGCCAAGGCTTTTAAGAAGTGATTTGACCATTGGTGCATAAATAAGATGGCTACTGAAATTACTACCTCCACCCCTGAAGAAATGGTGGCTCAGCTCAATGCCAGCCTTGGTGCTGCGCAGGCTGAACACTCTGAGCTTAAGAAGGCTTTTGAAAGCCTAGCTGCTGAGAAGATGGCCACCACTGAAGCCATCAAGCTTGAGGCTGCTGAAGCCCAGAAGAAGCTTGGTGATGCTGAGGCCATCATTGCCACCCTGACAGGCGAAAAGGAAACCCTGGCCAAGCAGCTTGCTGATGCCCAGGCCAATCAGATCACAGCCAGCAAGGAAGCTGCCAAGGTGGTTGCCTCCCTGGGTGTGAAGCCTGTTGCCAATTCCCCTGCTGTGGATGCCCAGGCGCAAGCCCTAGATGCCAAGCAGATCCTGGCCACCTTCCTGGCTATGCAGCCTGGTGCTGATCGCCAAGCCTTCTTCCAAAAGCACAAGAGCATCATTGCTCCTGGCTTCTAATTTTCTCCCTAATTACCTAATACCTAATACCTAAAACATATGGCTAATACATTTAGTGCCGCCCCTGCTGTCCTGTCCGAAATCATCCTTGCTGGCCTTAAGGGTCGCTTGGCTGTCCTTTCCGCTTTCAGCACAAATCTCACCACCAATGCTGTTGGCAAAAGCATCCAGGTCAGCCTGGTTTCTGGTGGTGCTGCCAAGGAATTTTCCAAGGCCAATGGTGGATATAAGGAAGGTGACAATGCTGATCTCACAGCTGTCACTGTAACCTTAAAACACTACCACAGCACCAAGGAATTCACCCCTGAAGAAGTGGGTGAATATGGTGAGCAATACCTGGCCAATGCCTTTATCCCTGAGGCCATCAATCAGCTCAGCAAGAAAGTCCACGATCTCATTGGATCGGAAATGGTTAATGCCAATTTCTCGGCCAATGAAGTTATCACTGCGGCCAATTTCAATTATGCCCAGGTGGTGGATCTGAATACAGATCTGAATGATGCTAAGGCTGGTGATCCCCGCTGCCTCATTGTCAATGGTGCTTATGCTGGTGCGCTCCGTAAGGATGCTACCCTGACAGCTCCTTTCAATCAGGCTGGTCAATCCTCCCTGATTTCGTCTGGTCTGATTGGCACGATTGCTGGTTTCCAGGTCTTTGAATTTACTGCCCTTCCTACCAATTCTGAAAACCTTGGTGCGTTTGCCTGTGGTGCTGATGCGCTGGCCATTGGGATGGGCTTGCCTTTTGCGGGTATGTTCCCTGGTGATGTGTCCACTGCCACTGATGTTTCTGGTCTGTCTGTCCAGGTCTTGCGTGCGCAGGATACAGATGGTGTGTTGCGCTTCACAGCCACAATGCGCTTTGGGGTCAAGACAGCTCGAGGCACAGCTGGTAAGCGGGTAAAGACAGCCTGAGCTTAGCACTCAGCTGATCATCAAGCCTCACCAGAAATGGTGGGGCTTTTTTGTGCCTATATGCCAGGTAAGCCAGATTACCCCTGGCGGGGGCTTTCTGCTTTGGTGGGTATCCTGGGTAGGGCAGACCAGCCCAAAGGCTTCCTGGGGCAAGCCAGGTGGCAAGGCCAGCCAGCCCTGTATGGCCATTGGCTCAATAGACATTTGGTGCATCAATATGAATAGTGCCCTGGCTGCTATGATGTTGGCTGATGCGCAGGCTGTCACAGCTGAGGCTGGGCAGACAGTCACCATCAATTCTGTGGCTTATGCTGCTATGGTATCTGATGCCACCCTGACACAAACCCTGGATGCTGGTGGCCTGATGGATAACATCACCACCACCATTAAGATCCCAGCCACCACAGCTGCCCTGGCTGCTGCTGCTTATATGGCCTTGGGTAAGAAGCTTACCTGGAATGGGCGCACCTACAGGATCACAGGCAAGACCACCAAGCCTGGATCAGCCTGGGTGCAGCTGGCTGTGGTGGATGATGACCACAGATAAGCTATGGCTGATATTACTATCACAGTTAACAGAAGCCTCAATGCGCAGTGCGCCAAGACCTTCAAAGATTTCGGGGCTTATACCAAGCAGCTCAGTGAAGATCTGGTGAAGGAAGAAGGGGCTTTGACCTGTAGAGAGGCTATCAATTACAGCCCACCCCTGGATGGTGGTAATGGCAATAAGGGTAGTGGTGGTGGCAAAGGTGATAAGAAGATTGCCCAGCATTGGGGCAATTGGGCTATTGCCAATGATGTGCTTACCATTGTGCAGGAAGATAGCAAAACCTTGGCCTCAGCCATCAGCTCAAAAAATGCGCAAGAGCGTTTTCGGAAATGGAGACAGGGCAAGCCACCTAAGACCAGGGGTGTGGTCAGCAAGATCTGGGAGGATGCCAATACAGACAGGGCTTTTAAAAAGGCACAAACCCTGTTCAGCAAATGGGCAGGCAGGCGCACAAACATCCTGGAGAATGATAGTGCCTTGGAGCAAAGGCATAATCGTATTAGGAAGATTTACAGGGGGCGCATCAGGAAAAATGCAAATAGAAACCCCCTGACAGGCCAGGTATCTGGTGAGCAGCCAGCCTTTGCACCTTTCAGGGTAATTAAAAATTACATCAAGAAAAGGCAGCTTAAGGTGGGCTTTATGAAAGCTGGATGGATCACTGCCATTAAGAAGATTGGGATACCCAAGATTAATGGGGTGGAGAAAAGCTTTGGCCTGCGCAAGATGCCAGCCTGGGTGACTAGGCACAATGTAGGCCACGGGGGTGTGGGCTTTAAAAAATACAGCACAGGCAGCAATAATGTGCTGCTCACTGTGCGTAATGACCTGGGCAACATCTTTGGCGTTGGCTACCTGGCAGGCACTAAAAGGTATGTGACCAGCGTGCGTGCTGGCAAGATGGCCAGAAGGATGCGCCATTTTATGCGTGCTGCCATTGAAAAGGCGAACCAAGGTCAATCACCCACTTAATATCTATGGCCTCTAAATCCCCCCTCAATATCACTGAAGATGCCCTGGCTGCTGCGATTGATGCAGAAGCATCCCTTAATGGCTTCCAGGTCTTTAAGGGGCAAGCTGCCACTGAGCTGCATCTGCCCAGCATCATCATCAGCTGTGATGGTGCAACATACCCAGCTGATCTGCCCCAGGGCTTTGGCAATTATGTGTGCAGGGTGACCATTGGCATTTTCAATAGCTGTGATGATGACACCCTGGCTACGCACAGGGAAGCCTCACAGAATGTGATGGGGCTGATGAATGACCTGGCCACCATCAAGGCCAGCTTCACCACCCTGGGTGATGCCACTTGTTATGATGTGACGCAGACCAGCCTTGATCCTGACCGCAATGATAGGGCTTTTACCACCAGCCTAGGATTTGATGTGCTGATCTGCCTAACCAATGACTAGCATTTGACCATTGGTGCATTATTAAACCACTATACCAATGGCCGTAAAAACTCAGGGCACAGCCCACATCTATGGAATTGATGACGTAGTCAGCGGATTGACTGTGCAAAGCTATACGACCAGCAAGAGCTACGCAAATGCTGATGAAGTGGTGGATGAGTCAGGCACAGTAGTCACTGTGCGTTATTCTGATGAGCGCACAAATCTTACAGTGGAAGGGCTTGTGCCTTCCAGCTTCACAGCTGCCATTGGATCTGCACTGAGCTTCACAGGCAATGGCCTGGCCTTTGCTGGCCACATCACCCAGGTGGAGGAACGTGGCGAGGCCAAGGGATATATGCGCATCAGCATCACAGCTGTGCAGTATGAGGATATCACATCTGCTTAAGGCAGAGTGATTGACCTACCAGGCTGGGCTTCCTAGGGTCTGCTGTAATGGCAGACCTTAGATTTTTAAGTGCCTTCCTCACCCCAGCTGGCACAGCCATCCTGGGCAAGAGGCTTAAGCCTTTCTGCCTGAAGCACAGGATATTTCTGGAGGGAATTGCCAGCCCTTTTGTGGAGCAGGATAAGGAGCTGACACCCACAGATCTCATCATTGCCCTTAAGATCTGCGCAGATGAAAGCATTGATGGCTTCACCCTGGCTGACAAGTGGAAGGCTTTGGTGCTTACCCTATCCAAGCAGAAGATGGCTGAGGCTTCCCTGGCCTTTGTGAAGCACATCAATCAGCAAAATTCTTACCCCAAATTTTATGAGAAGAAATCAAGCAATGGTGAAAGCTCTATCCCCTGGCAGCTGAGCATCCTGGCCACCCTGATCAGAAATGGCATCAGCTATACAGATGCCCTGAATATGCCTGAGGCAAAAGCCCTATGGCTGGCCACAGCCTTCAATATCCAGCAGGGGGCTAAGCTGGATATCCTCACCACTGATGATGAGGATCTGATTGACCATCTGGCAAAATTAGAAGGCAAAGCAAACAATGAGCAATGACCTATCATTTACTATCTCGGCCAAGGATCAGGCATCCAAGGCTGTAGAGACAGTGCAGAAGAAGATCCAAAACCTTGGCACAGATTTGGCCAAGGGCTTCCTGTCTTTTGCTGCGCCCCTTACCCTAGTGCAGACAGGCATAGGAATGATTGGTGATGCCATTACTGAACACAAAAAGAAGGTGGCTGACTCAGTAGAAGCTTACTCAGATATTACTGATAAGGCTGCTGATTTGGGGGTGGCCACTGATGAATTTCTGAGGCTTAACCAGGCTGCATCTGCAAGTGGGGTGGGGGTCAATAAGGTAGGTAAGCTGTTCAAAGAAGTGTCAGATATCATTGAGCAGGCCACCACTAGTGGCACAGCCCAAGAGAAGATGCTTAAGGCACTTGGTTTCTCAGCTGAGCAGATTGCTTCTGGTATGCTAAAGCCTATCCAGGTGATTGAGCAGATGGGCATTGCTATGAATGGTGCGTCATCCAACACAGATAAAATGTCCCTGGCCACAGCTATGCTAGGCAAAAATGCAGCTGACCTTATCCCTGTGCTGCTGAAGGCGCAGCAAGTGGCAAGTGGCTATGGGGAAGATCCTGGCATCACCCAGGATGAGATTGCCCTGCTTGAAGATAAGAAGCGCAAGGAAAACCAGACCAAGAATAGGGAGCAGGCCAAGATTGCTGCTAAGGAAGCCACAGCTGCTTTCCTGGCTGAAGATCCTGAAGGCAAAGCCATTGCCAATAGAATTAGGGCTGACCTATCCAGGCAAAGGGGTGCAGCTGGTGCTGGTGGTGCAGCTGGTGGGGCACTTATGATTTCTGATGAGGAAGTGACAGCCACAGCCCAGGCTGAAGTGCTTGCCCTTTTGAAGAAGCGCAGAGAGGAGCAGGCCAGGCTGCGTGCTGAGGCTGGTGCTGGATCTGCTGAAGCCTTGCGAGAATTGGAAATGCAGCAGCTCAATGAGCAGGCTGTGGCCTTGGCCTTGGAAGAAATTGGCAAAGGCCAGGCAGAGCTGGAGAAGGATAAGGAAGAAGCATCAAAGAATGATGCCAAGCGCACAGCCAAGGAATTGGATGATGAGCAGAAGGTCAGGGATGAGAAGGCCAAGGAAATGGCCAAGGCTTCCAAGCTTACTGTTTCCAGCCTTAGGGAAATTGGTGGTGCTATGGCTGGGGAATTCATCCCCTCTGATCCTGCGCCTGAATACCTTAAGAGCATTGCAGATACAGATAAGGAGATTTTAAAGGCCATTGTGGAGCTGAAGGATGAAATGACAAAGGGCAGGGTGGAGGGGGTAGATTTCACCAAAGATCCAAACCAAACACTTTTCACAGTCTAATTTATGGCAGATCTTATTAAGAAGGGTAACAAGCTTACCACATTACAGCTCCAGCCTGGCTGGACAATTGAAGGTGATGGCTATGGCCTGATGACTTCTAGGCTGACCTTCAGCTGTGATGCTTCTGTGGCTCAAGCTAAGAAGCCCAAAACCAATGACCCCCACCCTAAAGATGGGAAGCTGCTGTGTCACAAATCCACCTATTCAATTAATGACAATGACCTGGCCACAATCACAGCTGATTATGTGGGGATAGAGTCAGGCAATATGACCAGGGTAATTGTCTCTGGAGATACAGGCTTGGCCACCCAGGATATCCAGGTGCATCCCAAGTTTTTCCAAGGCAACGCTGGGCAGACAGGTAAACCCCTGATGGATCTGGGCTGGGATATGGCTGAAAAGGCTTTCCCTGCTACCAATGCTGAGGCTGTCAGCAATGCCCTAGTGGGCATCAAAAGCTTCCTTGCGCCTGATCTCCAATTTTCTGGCATCTATTATACCAGCAGCAAAGAGATCCTGAGCAGCAATCAGAAGATGGTGGGCAAGACCTTTAAGGAAATTGCTGGTGCATCTGATATGGTAATCCCCCAAAGCCTCACATTCAGCAGCGCAAAGCACACAAGATTTGGCCTGATGACCAGCTGCAATTATGAGATTTATGCCAACATCTATAAAGTGCGCTTCACCTTCAGGGTGGCCACAGGTGGCTGGCACAGTTACATTTACGAAACCTATAATTGATGAGCCAGCTGCAGCCAGGGGTTGGATATAATTTCACTAGTGATGGCAAAGCATACAGCCTGACCATTGATAGCCAGGGCAGGAAGCGCACACCCCTTGAGGTTTATTCAAACCCCCTAGGTGGCAATTCCCCTGGTGTCTCTGTGCAGCCTGGATCAGTCAATGGCCTTATCCCTCAGATTGGTGGCCAATACATTGATGCTAAGCCTGCCCCTAAATTGGCTGTCTCATCTTCTGGCTATATCTATGTGAAAGCTACCAGGGCAAGTGGCTCACCCTTCCCCGCCACAGTGGAGATCCTATTTGCTGCCACTGTTCCCAATGACACCTTGAGCATTGGGCACTTTGCCCTGGCCTCAGTCACCAAGACAGGCAACAGCCTGCAGATCAATCAGCTCACCAATAGAAGCCTGGTGACAGGCAGAGCTGCCACCAATACATCTGCAGCCTGGTATTGGTTCAATGTCTGATTATTACCCCAATGGGTATTACCCCAGCAGCACCACCACACCCCCAATGTGGGGCACAGCTGCTGCTGCTAGTGCTACTGTGGTGCAGCATAATGGCCTGGTATATCAAAAGAATGAAAGGCACACAGGTGGAACAGAAAGCCCATCAGAAGAAGTGGATGATGATGGATACCGCACCTGGTCACTTTATGAGGTGGCCAATCAATCCCCTGGCTTTCGGTTTAATTTTGTTTTCCTAGATAACCAGATCCAACGCACAGTGGAGCAGGATGATGATGCCTATTCCAGCTACTCACAGTATTTTTCTGATGGTGCTTTTGGTGGGATTACGGCCAGCATCAATGTAACCACAGAGGATTGTGATATAAATGATGTGGCTGCAGTGCTGCCACTGCCCCTGAGTGAATTCACCACCAGATCAGCGCAAGGGTCATTTATTGTATATGAGCCACAGCATAATCCAGGGGTGCGCACAGTGACAGCATCAGATGGGTATAATGGGTATTGGTCTGATGTGCCAGGTATGCCACCTAGGACACCACCCACCCTTGCCCCCATTGAGATTACCCTGCAGGATTATATCAGCTTTAATCACTTCTGGTTTGTTGGCCGCACCTATTCTGGCTACCTAGAAGTGCTGACCAGCACAGGGAGCTGGGTGGCCAATGGTGCTGGCAGTTATGATTATGTGGTGCAGCCTGCCACAGTCACCCAGATTGGTATCACTTTGCAGGCCACAGCTGCCAATTATGAGCTATATCTGCAAGGGCTTCCCCAAGTGGGGGGCACTGTGACACACAGCATCACAGGTGCAGAAGATACCTGGGTGGAATTTGGCACAGTGGTCTTGGCATCAGTAAGCCCTGGAGCTACCAATTGACCAATCAGCAATTTTAAGAGCCAATGTCACTACCCACCACCCTTAAGCTATTCATTGATGCCAAGGCTGGGCTTGCCTATCCCACCTTTAGCAGCACTGCCCCCATCAGCAGCCCCACTTTCTACCTGGGTGATCTGGCCAAGCTGCGCCTTTATTTTATCGAGCAGACAGGCTTGGGCACTTACCCCCGCCAGGAAGTGGCTGGCCTGGGATCTCCTGGCATCAAGGTGGCAGTGGGTGCTATTGATGCCAGCCCCACATCTGGCCATTTCCATCTTACCTTTGGCGGGGATACCACATCAAATCAAAGCTATGTCGTAACAGCTGCAGATTTGGCTGCTGATCTTAATGCCCTAGCCAGCATCACTGCAGCTGGTGGGGTGACTGTTTCCAAGGTGGGTGACAATTATGCCATCAAATTTAATACCAATGGCAGTAGGGGTGCTTTCACAGGTGATGGTGCTGCGCTCATTCCACTCAGCACTGTAGGCATTTCTGTGCTGCAGGAAGGCACAGGCAGCTTGCCTGAGATTGTCCTGGTGCATCTGCAGCAGAATGTGGCTGCGCTGGCCACCAGCTTCACAGCTTCTTCTGCCAGCTCAATTACCTCCACTATCCTTTCTGCCTGGGATGGCAGCAGGGCTTCATATCGAATTGCCATCAGCCCTGATCCTAAGGGTGGAACATTCACCCTGGCCTTTGATGCACTCACAGGCACTGATGTAAGCACAGCTGCCATTGCTGTGGGCAGCACTGCCCAGGAAGTGCAAAATG